AAATGGCGAGCTTTTAAGCCGTTTATGCGGTTGTGTTCCGATTGTGGAACTCACTTAGGTAGTTTACCAAATACATAGCGATTTCAGGGCTTTACAGGTCCGTCAGAAATCAAGATTTTTGCTTTAATGCAGACTCCACGGAGGTTGCAGAATGAAAGCTCCCCACCCTAACGACGTGCTTGTTGGAGCTAATCTCCGGCTCCAGCGAAACGCCGCCAAAATGTCGCAGACCGATATGGCCGAAGCCATCGGCGTCACCTTTCAGCAGGTACAGAAGTACGAGAGGGGTACGAACCGGCTCAGCGCCGGGAAGTTGCTCACCGTCGCCAACCTTCTCAAAGTGCCGGTCACCGCGTTCTACGAAGGGGCGAAAAGTATGGCAAAGAGCAGCCCGCCCATACTGCTGCTGGCAAAGCGAGACGCTTTCAGGCTCGCAGAAGCGTTCAGCAAGATCGAGGACGTGCGGCTCCGCAGTTCTGTCGTTGGCCTTGTAGTCCGCCTTTCAGAGCGTTGAGTATCCACAGCGGCGCTGCAGTCAGTGGCCGCGCGGATGTTATAATTTCTCGATGAGCAAACCTAAGACCGAGAAGGACTACGTGTCCTTCATTCGGCGCTGCATTGAGAAGTACCAAGGGCCGCTGCTTCTCTCCGCCTACACAATCGTCATCCGAAAAAACAAGGAGGATTACTACCTCGCTTGCCAGCATCGCTATCCATACAACGACGGGATCGTGATTTATTCCGACCGCTCCTATCGCGACTGGCTTGAAGAACCTGCGTCGTATCATGAGCGCAAAATTCTTCACGAGCTTTGCCACCTCATCACCGACCCGCTATACACAAAGGCAACAACTCAATTTACCTCTCGCGGCGAGATCGAGGACGAACGAGAGAAACTGACCGATCACGTTGCTGTCATGGTCCACAAGCTCATGGGAGAGCCGTGCGATTGATGTATGGCGCGGCGGCTCCAATCCTTAAAAGCATTGAAGATGACGACGTGGCAGGCAATGTCACGCTTCGTTCGCGCACGAGACAAGCGCTGCGTTACCTGCGGAGGCCCGGCCGAACACGCAGGACATTACCGCCACAACAGCGAACGCAGTCAGTCACTCGGCGGCAATGCATTGTGGTTCGATCTAAGAAATATCTCGGCGCAATGCTCAGGCTGCAATACATACAGAGCCGGAAACCTCAATGAATACGCTATATATTTAGAGAAGAAGCACGGCCCAGGCATCCTTCAAGAACTCAACACTCTCTACCGCACACCGAAGAAATGGACCCGCGAGGAAATCGAAGCCAAGCGCAAATCCTTCACCGAGGCTTATGAACAGCTCGCCTTCCATGGCTTGGGAGTAGTGAGGGAGAGCGTGATAAATTAACAATATTATGTTTGCCTATGCTTCTTTGCTTTCACTTTCCGCGTTTTAGCTTTTCGTTCCTTCTTGGGTGTTCTTGGAAAATCAGGACGCGCCTCCATCGCTCGATTAATGGCATCTTCTACATCACATAGTCGATCATATTCCCTTCCAAGTTCTGGAAATGGTTCGGGCAGCACCAGCCCGCTTATGATTTGTTCGGCAGCGATACAAACCGTTAGTAGCGCACCACTTGCCAAGCGTTGGGTATCGCAGAGTTCTCCCTCTTCCGCCTCTGCTTCAGCTCTCACCACAAAATCACCGCGACCGTCGGCGAATGCAAAATGTCGCCCTAGGGAGTGATACGAAGGATGCACTGAGTCCGCCGATAATTGCCCATACGTGATGTAATTGGGGCCGATACCGCCTTGGACCGCAGCACTGAGGTGCTTGATCGTTTTTCGTTTTCCAGGCTTTTTCTTGAGCTCATCGGCCTCACGCATTATTTCTGCGAAAACGCCTACCTTCAACTCGTGTTCCTGCGCCCATTGAAACAATCGCCTTGCGTGCTTCAAGATGCTGGCCTCGTAGTCCATTTGCATTTCGGTAGCGAACTCTCTGCCACGTTTCGCGAGCGCGGAAATCCAAAACGAGTTTTCGATGCAGCAGCGTGTGATCGTACGCGCCTCCATAATATGATCGACTTGCACGAGATGGCGCACGGCTTGAAAATTGCTGAGAGTTCGCGCTAGTAACAAGAGCGCAATGAGTTTTCTATTGTCGGATTGGGCTATATTGGACGGCGCAAGACGCTCGTGTCGAAATATCTTTGAACCTGCTTGAAACACTTTCTCGGCAAAGTCGGTCCACCTGTCGTTTACCATTGTCCAGCGTGACTCCCTGCCTGTGCTACAATCTAAGGCATACGTTCGATTGTTTTTCAATATTTTCTATGGCTAAAGGCGGCGCAAGACCGGGAGCAGGACGCAAGAAGGGCAGCACCACACGCCCGCAGCTTCGCGACATTCTCACCAAAGAGCAGATCGACGCTCTTGTAGCCAAGGGGCTTGAGAAGGCCGAGGCCGGCGACAGCCTCATTCTCAAATTCCTCTTAGAGCAGGTGTTCGGCAAAGCGCCGCAAGGCATCGACCTCACAAGCGACAACAAACCAATCGCTGCCATTATAGGCATGCGTATCATTGACGATGGAAAAGGAGATCGAGTTCAGGAGTAAGAACGAGAAGCAGCTTGAGGCCGCTTCATACTGGCTCGATGACGAGACTGAAGAGCTGGTTTATGGCGGTGCCAAGTACGGCGGCAAGTCGTATCTCGGTTGTTCGATGATCTTCGGTGACGCCCTCATTTATCCCGACACTCATTACTTCATTGCTCGCGAAGAGCTTGTAGACCTACGCAAGTTCACCATCCCGTCGATCCATGAGGTCTTCCAACATTGGGACCTCAATATCAACGACTACGCGATCTACAACGGCCAGGACAACGTCTATCGCCTTCGGAACGGGTCGTTGGTCAACCTGCTCGCCTGCAAGGATATCCCGTCCGACCCGTTGTACGAGCGCTTCGGGTCCATGCAGATGACGCGTGGCTGGATTGAAGAAGGCGGCCAGATCAAAGAGGCAGCTAAGCGCAATCTCGCTCTGTCGATCGGTCGTTGGAAGAACGCGGAATACGGCCTCAAGAAAAAGCTGCTCATAACCTGTAATCCCAAGAAGGGTTGGCTCAAGCGAGAATATGTCGAGCCTTGGGCAGCCGGTACGTTGCCATCGAATAAGAAATATGTTCAGGCGCGCGCTACGGATAACAAGCATGGCGACCCTGCGTACATCAAATCGCTCAGTGAAGAGAAGGACACCGTCACTCGACAACGACTATGGGACGGGAATTGGGATTACGACGACGACGCCGGCGCCCTCATGCGCTTCGACAATATCCGAGACATGTTCACCAACACCATCGTCAAGGATGGGCAGAAGTACCTCACCGTGGACGTGGCCCGGTACGGCCGCGACAAGACCGTGCTGAATTTCTGGGACGGCTTGGAAAGCTACCGCCGGGAAAGCTACAGCGAGCAGGGGACCGACAAGACCATTCTGCTCATCCGGGAGTTCGCCAGCACCGAGCGCATACCCTACTCCCACATCCTCATAGACGAAGATGGCGTAGGAGGAGGCGTGGTAGACCAAATGCCTGGCGTGAAGGGCTTTGTAGCGGCTTCCAGCCCTATTCCTACCCGCAGCATGATCCGCAGGCAGATGCTTCCAACCGCAGCCTTGGACCTTCAGGGTAAGCGCCAGATCGCGGCCTTCCAGCACTTGAAGGCTCAGTGCGCGTTCAAACTCGCTGAATTGGTAGAGACGCACAAGATCGCCGCGAAGCCTGGGGGAGACGAGGACGAGATCGCCGAGGAGTTCGCTCAGATTCGACAGAAGGACATGGATAAGGACGGCAAGCTGAAGATCATCCCGAAGGACGAGGTACGCGAGGCTCTCGGCCGCTCGCCCGACACAGGCGACACCTTCATCATGCGGATGTGGTTCGAGTTGTTGAAGGATGCGACCGGGCAGATCAACGCTCCGTACGACCGTTCAGTGCGAGATATGAACAGGCGCGCACCGATGCGCAAAATGACACAGCGGGGCGTGTGATAGAATTGTTTAGCGCTTCATCGTATGAAAGAACTCTACACGCAGCTTGACGACCTCATTCAGGAGTACGAGCTAGGCACCATCACCATTTCCGGTGACATCGAGTTTTCGATGCACAACACCGTCCGGCAGATCACGCACTACATTCTGTCTAAGTATTTCAAGGGCGGCTCTGGCCGCTTCCGCAATATCGGTAATGCCATCGTTGACCTTGAATGGCGGGCGAAGAACATAGATCGCAAATCCATCGAGGCTCACGCGACAGACGGCGATCACCTATTCTCGCTGATCGTCAACAAGGAGCTTCAGCAATGGATGAAGGAGAACAATTTCGGCAAGACCATCGACGCCTACCAGCGCAAGAAATCAGAATACGGCTCTGTCCTTTTGAAAAAGACCGAGACAGCCGACGAGCTTATCATCGAGCCGGTTAAGTGGGATCACACGGTAGTGGACCCGCGCGATATCGCCGGCAGTCCCAAGATCGACCGGCACTACCTCACCGCACTGGACCTGAAGAAGAAGGCCGACGTTTGGACACAGACCGACGACGACGGTGTCTCCAATATCGACCTCACCATTG